GGGGATACCTTAATAGAAATAGAAGTTATTGACTATAAGCATGGAGCCGGAGTAGCTGTAGAGGCTGAACATAACACTCAAGCCCTATGTTATGCGCTAGGTAGCGCCAAACCAGTTGAAAAGCATACAACAGCCAATACCAATATACGCATCACCATTAGCCAACCTAGAGCTATACATAGGGAAGGGCCGATACGTGTATGGGAAGTTACTGCTAAGGAGCTGTTTAACTGGGAAGCCGGTGAACTTGTACCAAAGGCTGAGGCAACACTGGAGCCTGACGCCCCGCTTGTACCTAGCGACGATGGTTGCCGTTTCTGTAAAGCCGCCGGACAATGCCCCGCCCTTTACCAACGGAGCCAGGAAGTAGCGATAGCCGACTTTGCAGAAGACAAGTTCCCCGACCCAGAAACCATGACCAGCCAGCAAAAGAAAGTGGTCATGGAACATGCGGGTATGTTGCGCTCGTTTATTGTAGCGGTTGAGAACCAAGTCAAGTTGGAAATGGACCATGGATCTAAAGATTACGACAACGAGTATAAGCTGGTATACAAAACGGTACATAGAAAGTTTACAGAAGAAGGTTTAGACGAAGACTTTTCACCTTTGTATGACTACCTGGAGCCGGAGGAATTATACGAGCAAAAGTTAAGACCGTTGGGGGATATAGAGAAAGCCCTTAAAAGTCACATGAAGCCCAAAGAAGCTAAGGAGGTGATGAACGAAGTAACTGAGAAACCTACACCTGGAATAGTGGTAGCGCCAATTGAAGACAAACGTAAAGCGGTTAAGCCAACCATGATAAGTGACTTTACAAACCTACCCGATTAAGGGTAAAATTTACTGAGCTATAACAACCGTTACAGCTTACGCACTTAAACAGATAAACAGGATTTTTCAAAATGGCTAAGATGATTCTACAAAACGTTCGTGGTTCCTTTGTATTTGTAACCGAACCCCGTAAGAAAGAAAACGGCGAGGCTGGTAACTACAGCGTCCAGGTATTGCTGCCAAAGAACGACCCGCAGGTTAAGAAGTTTGAAAAGCTGGTTGACCAAGCCCTATCAGAAAAGCACGGCGAACAAGCCATTAAGAAAAAAGCCCGGTACAAGCTACCGCTTCGCGATGGTGATGAAGAGCGCGATGGCGAGGAATACGAAGGTATGTATTTCTTTAACTGTAATGGCGGTAAGAAGCCCGGTATTGTAAACCGCAACAACGAACCTGCTGACCAGGATGATATTGAAGAGCTTTGCTACAGCGGAGCATACTTCCACGTATCGGTTAACGTGTACGGGTTTGACGCTAAAGATGGTGGGAAGCCCGGTGTAGCCGTTGGCCTTAACAACATCATGCTCCGTAAAAAGGGCGAGCGTCTAGACGGTAGCGTAGCAGCCACCAGCGAGTTTGAGGATTACGCTGAGGGTAGTGACGGCTTTGACGATGACGACCTTTAAAACGGCTTAGAAAGGGGGATACGGGGGATGGCTAAGGCTGTCCCCTTTTTATTATGTGTGCAAATAACCAGCTCTGGGATCTCACCCTTAATATGGCGCTAGCCAGCTACCTCAGCAAAACGCCTAACCGTCAGGTGAAGGATATGGCTAGACGATACCGTAAACAGGTAGAAGACCCGACCAGTAAACGCACCTTAAAGCTTATAGCCAAAAGCTCGGAACCCTCTACATTAGTGAGGCTAGCGTATGCCGATCTTATTTCTTGAAGCTTTCTTCGCTGTACCTCTTGCTTCCGTTCTGTCAGCGTGTATACTGAGGTTCATGGTTAGGGCAAACGGCCTCAGCCAAAAACAGTTAAACAGCTAAAATAGGAAAACAATTATGAACACTTACAACCAAGCAGAACTTTCCAACCTTAAAATCGCAGACATCACCGCCCTGTACAATGATTTCGCAACCGTTACAGGTGCCAAGCAAATTAAAAAGTTCAGCGATAAAACAACCGCTATCAAGCGTATCTTGCAAATCCAAGAAATCGCCGCACCTTATATTGACGTTGAGCCAGAACCTGAAGCTACCGAAGCGCCAGAGCCTGAAGCTACCGAAGCGCCAGAGCCTGAAGCTACCGAAGCGCCAGAGCCTGAAACTACCGAAGCGGTTAAACCTCCCAAAAAAGCTAAAGCGGCTAAGGAAGCCAAGCCAGAAGGCAAAACCTTCACTATGTTAGTAGGGGCCGACACGCTTACCTATAACGTAGAAGAAACCACTGTAACGGTTGAAAAGGAAGCTAAGGAGGGTACACTAGCAGCCAGCATTATCCAGGCTGTAAAGGACTCCATAGACGGTTCCTTCACCGAGGTAGCTGATAACCTTATCGCTAGTTACAGCCGCCCCAAAAGCGCCAAGACAGTTGACCAAGCGTTCGCTATCCGCAAAATCAAAAAGGCTGCTCAAAAAGGCTTTGTAAAACTGGTATAATCAAAACTCTTACCCCTGCTGGCGCGGGGGTTTATTTTTACGAGGTTATTATGTTTAACAAATACGAAACGAAGTTGGATTTGGAAGCAAAAGCCAAAGCTAAGAAAATGAGTAAGGGTGAAGCTAACCGCCAATTTATACGGGCTATGAACGGTAAGGCTGAGCACGTATACCGTGGCGAACTACCCTTCCCCGCAATGGCTGGTCAAGCCAAACGGGAAGTCCTTGCTATTGTGGGGCAAGTCATGTATCTTTATACTGTAAACTGGGAAAGGGGATAAACATGAATTTCTTAATTGATTACGATACGTTATCAGTAGAATGTAAATCTAATGATGTCGACAGCCTGCAAAAGTATATCACCGATAATAACCTTGGTTTGGCGGTTACTATTGTAGGGGAAGAGGACGACATGCTTATGGAAATGTCGTTTAAAGAAATCAACGGGCTTTACCATAACTTCGCAAACAAACCCCGTAAGTTTGAAAACGAAGAACAAGCTGCTGAATATACGTTTGGGCTGTTAGAAGCTACCGCTGATGACTACCCGGATTTTACCCCGGCTGTCGGTAAACGGCTGCTCAAAGCCGCTGCTAAACGTAATAAAGATACCACCGTCACCAAAGGTAGCGCCGAGGCTAAACCTGCCAGCAAATCGGGCACAGAAGGTTCTAAGTCTACCAAGGCTAAACAGGGTAAACAGGGTAAACGCGCTACTGATGCAACCGTGCTCGCACTTGGTACAGAGCCAAAAGCTAACACGCTACCCCGTAAGATATACGATATCGTAGATGACAATATGGGGGAAGCTACGCTTGCTGATATTATTAACAACCGGGGTGATATGACAGAAGAAGCTTGCCGTAAGCAAGTAACCCGCTGCATACGTAAAGGCTTTATAGTTAAAGGGGATGACCTGTAATGCTAATAAATATACGAGGCACCAGCGGGTCGGGCAAGACCACTTTAATGCGAACCTTCTTTGAGCTATGTACTAGCGTGGAACCTGTATGGCCTAAAGACAGCAAGAAGCCAAAGGGTTATCAGTGCCAGTATAAAGGCGAGACCGTGTTTGTAGTTGGGTCATACGAAAGTGTTTGTGGCGGTTGCGACACGGTTTCTACTCAGGATGAAATACACCAGCTAATAGATGACTTTTCATTTGACGGGAACGTAATGTTTGAGGGGCTTTTTATATCCCATATTTACGGGCGCTACGCTGAGTTAGCAAAACGTAACCCTGATAACTTTCTGTTTATTATGTTGGAAACTGACTTCGATACTTGTATGGAACATATACGCAAACGTAGAAGGGATTCAAATAAGGACGACCATCTTAAAGACAGCGTGTACCATAACGCCAAGAAGACTTATGATTCTACCTACCGTATACGCAACAAGCTAGATAACGACGGGCTGAACTGGATTGAGTTGCCGCTTGAAAACAGGTTTGAAAGGTTTGAAGAGATAGTAGATGATCATCTAGGAGTTTTGTAATGCTAACTGATAATCAAGAACAACTGGTTTACTGGATTAAAGAACGGGATAATATCCGCCAGCTAAAAGAAGCCGGTAAACCTAAACCCTGGAGCACGAATCCAGTAATGCAATCTGTCTACTATTGCAACGTAAACCGGGAGGACGACCGCGTTACCCGGTGGATACGTAATAACTGGACTTACCCTACAGGGCTGGATGACTTTGGCGCTGAGGAGTCTACAGTAGCCTGCTATAGCTTTGCTATGGTTGTCGCCCGTATATTCAATCAACCGGATACCCTTGCCGACCTTATGCAGCCTATAGACTTTGATGCTGATTTAGGGTTATGGCTTGAAAATGCTGAAACTGTTTTGGCTGAGCGTAAAGCAGCGGGAAAGCTAATATGGAACGGCGCTTATATTATATCAACAAACGGAAAGGCAATGCCGAAAGCTGATTACTGCCTTTACCTACTTGGAAAACTTGCAAAAGATAAAGACATCATTGATAATTGTACTACATTAGCTGAGGCACATAAGCGGTTGATGACAGTAGAAGGGTTAGCTAGTTTCCTAGCCGGTCAAGTAGTAGCTGATCTTAAGAATACAATAGGTCACCCATTAAATAAGGCTCCGGACTGGTTTAGCTTTAGTGCTCCAGGGCCGGGTAGCTTACGCGGTTTGGAATGGTTTTGGGAAGAAAAGATAACATCCCGTAATTACCAAACGGCTATTGACAAAGCTCATGAAATAGTTGAATATGAATTACCGGATAGTATCTTGGATATACTTTGCCACCAAAACTTTCAAAATTGCTTTTGTGAATACTCGAAATACATGAAGGTGAGTAACCAAACCGGACGTTCCAAACGTAAATATGCTGGAGTTTAAACTATGTATGTAATCAACGCTGATAATGTTAACGATGCACTAGAACAAGGCTTAAACCTAATAGCGGCCAAAGGAGAGCATGTACCGAGCCGTAACGGTATGACCCTGGAGTTACCTGCACCCGTAACCACCGTTTATAAAAACCCTGCTCAGCGCGTCCTGGTAAGCTCTGCTCGGGACGCTAACCCATTCTTCCACCTTATGGAATCCCTTTGGATTTTAGCAGGGCGTGAAGACGTTAAATTCTTAGGCGAGTTTAATAAGCGTATGGTTGACTTCAGTGATGACCGTACTGTATTCAATGCCCCTTACGGTTACAGGTTACGCAAGACATTCGGTCAGGACCAGCTACAACGGGTTATTGATATCCTAACCAACGACCCTAACAGCCGTCAGGCAGTATGCCAGATATGGGACTCAGCAGACCTTAACAAGAATACTATGGACAAGGCTTGTAATATGTCTATAGTATTCCGTATGCGTAAGCAACGCCTAGACATGACGGTTTACAACCGTTCTAACGATATGATATGGGGAGCCTATGGTGCTAACGTGGTGCAGTTTAGTATGATCCAGGAATATGTTGCCGCCAGCTTAGGCGTTAACATGGGTACATATAGTCAGGTTAGTAATAGCTTCCATGTATACACTGAGGGAGCTGCTGGCGATGTTTATAACCGTACCAATACCGGGTTCCAAGGTAACTTTAACCCGTATGAATATTGTGAGCGTTTGGTTACAATGTCCCATGCTGGTATGCGTTTCTTCAACCAGGATTTAAAACAGTTTTTCAAACTGTATGATGATTTTGGTTTGGTTGAGGTTAATCAATGTAGTGACTGGCGATCAGCTTACTTCGAAGACTTAGTTCTACCGATGTTGTTGGTTTACTTGGTACATAAATCAGAAGGACCAATTGAAGCCAGTAAACACTTGAAGCTATTAGTTGCTGATGACTGGCGTATGGCTTGCGGAACATGGTTAGAAACTCGTGCTAACAAAGGATCTAAATAATGAATATTCGTAAGGTATTGCAAAGTGGTGATGTTGTTCGGTTCCATAACAGTATCGGTATGGACAAACAGAAAAACAGCGAACATGAATGGGAAGTTGCTTTGATACTGCAATACATTTACCCGGAATGTTCCAAGGAGTTATTGCTGGCGGCATTAACCCATGACGCGGCTGAGTATTATACAGGGGATATTCCATTCCCTATTAAACAAGCAAGCCCAGAACTGAAAAGCGTTTTGGACAAACTTGAACGCCAATGGGAAGAACAGAACGGGGTTCACTTTGACTTGCACCCGGAAGAAACCTACTTCCTAAAGCTGGCGGATACTCTAAGCGGGATGTGGTATTGTATACAACAAGTAAGGGAAGGTAAGGTTAACGCCAAACGTCCCTTCCGTAAATGGCGCGAGGTACTGGTTAAGGCGCTTAATTATTGGGGTGACGAACAACAAACCGCCAAAGCAGAAGAGATGCTAGAAGCATTCACCCGTGAAATGGAGGAGCTATAATGGACGTAAACGATATGCAAATAGGCGGAAGCCATTACCGCAAAAAATATCAACACTGGGATTGGGTATGCGATACTCGTATGCCCTATTTGTTAGCTTGCGCGACCAAATATGTATCAAGGCATCAAGATAAAAATGGTATTGAGGACTTGCTTAAGGCCACTCATTATCTGACAAAGGCTGAAAGTAGAAGTATCTATATGCCTAGAAACAAATGGTGGGAGTTCCCGTTGTTAGGTCTAACATTTGAAAAACTAATCAGGGATAGAACTTTACTTTTCACTAACCAATTAGAAACGAAGGAAGCAAGTATTATCCGCCTTATAATAGGTGGTTCCTATGACCGAGCTAATGATCAAATAGCAGAGTTGATTGACGATATTACATTCGCCGAGCCGGGTAGCGGCTACACCAATCAAGATCCAACTTATTTCAAGGGGTAAACCATGTCATTGATTTCATATAGCGGTTTGTGTGCTTTAGTAGGTGCCAACGTAATAGACGCTGACCCGGCTAACATTAGCGGGTCTAGCATTGATATAACTATCGGCGATACCATATTGGTTGAAGATATTGATATGAGCGGTTCTGTAGTTGACCTGAAAGAAAAAGAATCACTTAATATGAAGGAGTTTACAATACCTGAGCAGGGTTATTTATTGTTCCCCGGTGAGTTTATTCTGGCAAGCTCAGCGGAAACTTTTAACCTTCCTAATTGGGTAGCAGCGGAGTATAAGTTGAAGTCCTCCTTGGCTCGTTCAGGGCTTCAGCATCTAATGGCTGGTTGGTGCGACCCCGGTTGGAATAATAGTAAGCTAACCCTGGAGCTGACCAATGTTACTCAGCA